CCGACAGAACTTCCAGACGGTGTGGTATCAAATGGCAGCATCAATATAAACGGTGTAGTTATGACATTGTTTACATATGATGAAATCTATGAAGATTTAGATGGTGAGGAAAAAGCAATTCTTCCGGCAGGAACTATTGCTTTTTTACAGCCTAACATGGGAACTACAGTATATGCTCAGGTTACTTTCTATACAAAAGATGGATTTAAGTCATATGCAGAAAAGATTGTTCCACGCTTAGTTGGGGATGAAAAGTCAAACATGGCGGAGGTTCAGGCATTTTCAAGACCTGTTATGTATCCAAATGATATGGATGGTTGGCTTGTGGCAAATATTTATGATGAGACTGCATCTACTCAGACAGAAGCGGACAACAGCGTGGATACGCATGAGCCTCCGACAGTAGATGCGGGTACATTAAAGACAGAAGCCGAGATTACGGCAATGACAAAGAAAGCGGAACTTATTGCATATGCAACATCAATCGGACTCAGCGGTCTTGATAATTCCATGAAGCTTGATGAACTTCAGGACGCAATTCTTAACTATCAGGAAGAAATCTACGGCGAGTAGCAGGAGGTGACAGGTATATATGATTGCAAATGTATTATTAACTGTTGGCGATAAGACCTATAAGCCGGGTGAGAGTATTGATAAAACGCTGGGTAAGATTGATAAAGAATTTTTGTTGACAGAGAATTATATTTCTCTTGAAGATAAAGAAAATCCGAAATCTAAAAAAGCGGTTGAAATATCAAAAGATAAAAAGTCGGAATCCGACGCATCAAAAAAAGATAGCAAGATTTTGAAAAATGGTTCAGAAAACAAAGTAATTGTTGATACAGAGGTTGAATAACATGGGTTTTGTGGAACAGGTATCAAAAGATATTGATGATGTATTTTTTGATGAAGGCTTTTTCGGAAGTAAGCACAGTCTTGATAATAAGGAGATAACTGTAATCGTGGATGAGGACGCACTTGAGGAAATAAAAAAGAACTGGCGGGACGAGCTTGTAAAAAAGCCCGTCCTTCTTTATGTCAAAGAGTGTGACATGAAAAGAAAGCCGTCTGTCGGCTCAGTCATTGAGTACGACGGCAGACCTTACACAATACGGGAAATTTCAAAACAGGATGGTGTTTGGAAAATTTTAATGGGAAGGAGTGGAAATTGATGAATGTTACAGGTAAGTATTGATAGCAATATAGATGAGATAGAAAAAAAGTTATCTGAAATAACTGATAGGTCGAGGTTGGTTATGATGCGTGCCATGAATAGAACAGCTAGAAATATAGCTACAACGACAAAAAGAGAAGTAGCATCAAGATATTTTGTTAAGCAAAAGCAAGTTGCAGATACATTAAAAATTTCAAAAGCAAGTAAAAGTAATTTGGAAGTGGCAGTTGTAAGTAAAGGTGAAAAACTTGAATTAGAGAAGTTTAAGGTTTCACCTAGAGAGCCAGTTAAAATAATTAGCCGTGAAGAAAGAACTCCGAAAGTTTACAAGGCTGCGGTAAAAAAAGCAGGAGGACTAAAACCACTTTATGGGGAAAGAGTATCTGGTAAACAGAGTAAACCATTTTTTGCTACAACTAAAAAAGGCACACAAGGAATATTTTTTCGTAGTAGAGGAAAAGCCTATCCTATAAAGCAGGTAATGGGTCCAGCAATACCACAGATAATTGACAATAAAGAGATTATGGAAAATATTATGAAAAAAGCAAATGAAACCTTGGAAAAGCGTATAGAGCATGAACTTAGCAGAGTAATGAAATAAGAGGATTTTATGACAGATTTACAATTGTTAAATGACATTGTTGAATCACTTAGGGAGTTTGTAAAAAGTGATGCTATAACGATGAAACTCGGAAACGAGTATAAGGATTTAAAAGTATATCCACAGGATTTGCCTGAAAAATATGACGAGGATGACGAAGAACTTCGTAACTATGTTGTAGTAATGATAGCGGATGAAGATGTGGTGGATGATGAATGGCGTGTTGAAGTTCATTTTTCAATCAATATTGAAGATATGGATAATGATCATTCTGGATGGGTAAATGTTATGTATCTTATGAATGAGATATATAGGCATTTTATAAAAGTTGGAATTGTTGGCAGACATACAAGGATGGAAAGAAAGGCTCATAAGCGGTTTAATCCGAATGTATTATATCCTTATTTTGAGTCAGATTTGATTACATACTGGACATTGCCAACACCATGCGAAGAATTTGATGAGATGGAGGTAAGTATTTGATGACACAGAAGATTTATATCGGTCCTACTATTCCGGGAGTGGTGACAAATGGGACTATTTTTAAGGATAAACTTCCGGAGCATATTGAGAAAAAGGCAGAAGAAAACAAAAACATTGCAAGGCTTATCATACCGATAGGTGATGTGCTGGAGGCTAAAAAGAGACTTAATATTGAAGGCTCAGTGGAGTATGCAGCATATAAGAATATTGTAGGATAGGAAAGGAGAAAATGATGAGTATATATAAACATGGTATTGCGACTAAGTCAAATGGTGCTGTTGGAATAACTCAGAGTAAAACAACATATTCAGCACAGGTTATCATCGGAACTTTGCCGATAAACACACTCAAAAATCCAAAGGATGCAGTAAAATCAATAATTCTACTTGAAAATTCCGAAGATTTGGATAATCTTGTGGGTAAAACTAATGAGATTGAAAAGTACACAGCAATGCAGGGTGTGTATGCTTCGCTCAAAGTACATAAGGTTGCTCCGGTTGTTGTTATCAATGTTCTTGACCCTGATAAAAGTCAGCATATACAGGCTGTTGTCGGAAAAGAATATGATGTAGTAAATAAGATGGTGGTTATAGAAGACACAGGCGTGTTGCTTGACAAAGTTGTTGTTTCTGAAAATGAAACAACTTATAAAGCAGATGACGATTATGTTGCATCAATTAATTCTGAGGGGTATCTTGTTATTGCTCTAACAAATGACGGAGATGCGTCATCGTTGCAGAAACTTAATATAAGTTATGTAAAACTTAATCCTGACGGAGTTACGGCAGAAGATATAATCGGCGGCATTGATGAAAAAGGTGTAAGAAGTGGTATTGAGCTTCTCGATGAGGTGTTTATTAACACAGGAGTTATTCCTGCTATTGTTACTGCACCTGTTTTCAGTAAGCAAAAGGAAGTGGCAGCAGCACTTGAAGCAAAGGTACGGCTTATTGGAAGTCTGCACAATGCAAAGGCATATGTTGACATTGACAGTTCAGAAAGTGGTGCGGTCAATGTATTTAATGTTGCCAAAGTTAAAGAAAAGAATGTTCCTCAGAGTGAACTTATTGATGCCTGCTGGCCTATGGTAAACAAAAATGGAAATGTGCTTGCATTTTCAAGTTTTGCTGCGGCACTTGCACAGGCTGTAGCTGCTGAAAACGGAGATATTCCTGACGGTATCGACAATAGGGAACTTCTTGTTGATGGTGTTTGTACGGAAGACGGGACTCCGGTGAAAGTGATACAGGGTGACGCAAACTCATATCTTAATGCTAATGGAATTATTACGGCAATAAGACTGCCTGAGTGGAAAGCGTGGGGAAATAATACTGCAATGTATCCGGCATCAAAAGACCCGACAAAAAGATGGTCGAAATGTGTTATGATGCTTAATTATCTCCAGAACCGTTTTAAAACGGAATATCTTTCAAAGGTCGGAAGAAATGCTAAAGTTAAGTTTATCAAGGGAATAGTTGATGAGTATAATGCCAGTCTTAATGCTCTTGTTCCGGATTATCTTGCAGGCGGTGAGATTATTTTTGATACCGCAAAAAATCCGCCATCGAGTATGCTTGAAGGTCATTATATATTCTCGACGAGGTATGCTGATTATACTCCGGCGGAGTACATTGAAAATGACTTTGTATATGATGCCCAGATTCTTACAGATACTATGGAAGGAGGCGATGAGTAATGTCAGAAATTTATGACAAGACTAATATTTTTAAGGCATATTACGGTCAGGTAAGTGAAGACGCAAGACTTGCAGGTGTGACTGATGAAGTGACTTTGCCAAACTTTGAAAATGTTTCAGAAACACTTAATCTTGCGGGTATGGTAGGTGAGATTGATAGCCCGTCAGCAGGTCAGTATAAGAGTGCTACGATTGACATCCCATTTACACAGGTGTCAAAAGAAGCTTTTGGAATTATGTGTGATGACAGCACATCGATTATTCTTAAAAGCGTACAGGAAATCTTTAATACAGAGACATTGAAAAAGATACATATTGTTAGGACGATAACTATCAAGGGAATGACTAAAGGTCACGATTATGGCAAGCTGAAAAAGGGTGGATATGGCAATCCGACTATCAAAAAGGAAGTCATATATTACAAAGATCAGGTTGGCGAAGATGTTATTGAGGAAATTGACAAGTTCAACGGCAAGGCTGTTATAAATGGCGAAGATGTGCTTGGTAATGTTGCCAGCCTTATTTAGTTAAAATCTGACAGCAGCTTATAATAAATAGTTAATCAAAAATCAGAGAAGATACATTGAAAAGCAGATGTATCTTCTCTTTTGATGTAATGAATGGAGGAATATTATGGATGTAAAAGAAGAAAATTTGGACGAATTGCTTGAAAAGGCAGAACTTGAGGCGGCAGGTGATGAGGTTGTGAGCAGCGGAAGAAATTTGTCGGATTCCGACAATGAGAATGAAGAAAAGGAAAATCCATATCTTGTTGAATTTTCAAGGAAGTATGACTGGCTGAATGATAAGGGGGAGATGGAAAAGATTTCTTCACTTGATCTGTCAGGTCTTGTAGACCTTACTACGATTGATGGAGAATATTTTGACAGACTTCTTATCAAGGTAGGTCACAGGCCTCAGAATAAATTTACGGACTTCACATATTGCAAGTATGTGGCAATGCATGTTACAAATCGTCCGGCAGAGTTCTTTAATATGCTTGGGATAAGAGATATGATGATTGTTATCGCACTTATAAATCATTTTTTTATGTACGGGCAGGGCTTAGTGACGATTGGGCAGTAATGCTTTCAAAAACGGCAATGCGTCTGGCTCTTGCTACAAACAGCGGCATTGAGTATATCAAAAAGGTGCCGGTGATTGACTTTTTAAGGATATATGAGGACTTGCTTGAAATAGTCAGAGGGGAGGAATAATGGCTAAAAACAGATCACAATACAGTCTTGAGATTTTGCTTGGTGCAAAAAAAGCATCAAGCTTTCAGAGTGGAATCAATGGAGCTAAAAATGAACTAGAGGGGATGAGTTCTACAGCAAAAAAAGTGGCAGGTCTTATTGCTACGGCTTTTGGAGCAATAAAGATAAAAGATTTTGTGCAGGAGTCAGTTGATACTTTTTCTGATTATGAACAGTCACTTGCAAATACTGCAGCTATTGCAAATGCCACACAGACTGAGCAGGAGCAGCTTAACGAAGCGGCGAGAGAAGCAGGAAAGGCTACGACAAAAACTGCAAAAGAAAGTGCGGATGCACTTGGATATATGGCACTTGCAGGATGGAATGTAAAGGAGTCTACATCAGCATTGCAGCCTGTTCTAAAACTTAGTGCGGCATCGAATATGGATCTTGCTACTTGTTCCGACCTTGTTACTGACTCAATGAGTGCTTTAAAATTGCAAGTCAAAGATTTACCAGAATATCTTGATATGGTTACAAAGGCACAAAATTCCTCAAACATGAACTCACAGCAGATGATGGAGGCATATATAAAAGCCGGAGGTGCAGCGAGAACATTAGGTGTCAGTGCAAAGGACACAGGTGTTGCACTCGGTATTCTTGCTAACAATGGTACAAAGGGTGCTGAGGGCGGAACTGCTCTTAATGCAATGCTCACACGAATAGGAAGTAATAAGAATGCACTTTCCATGATGGGAGCATTAGGAATATCAATATTTGATGCACAGGGCAAATTTGTAGGTCTTGAGGAGGCTTTGAAGCGTATCAACGCAGGAGTAAGTAAACTAAGTACGGAAGATCAGGCAAAAGCACTTAAAGAGATTGCCGGAACAAATTATTACTCAAAGATGGCTTACCTTTTAGATGGTGTAAAAGAGGGAGCAAACGGTGCAAAGAGTGCTTGGGATGATCTTGATAAGAAACTTAAGAACTCAGATGGTTCACTTGAAGATATGTATAATAAACAGACAAATACTCTTTCTGCAACAAGAGAGATTATGAACTCTGCACTTGATGACCTCAAGATTTCATTTGCGGACTCTTTTGATGGTGAACTTGCGGATGGCATTAAAAAGCTGACTGAGTTCATAAATGAAACATCTGAAAATATATCGGACTTTGCAGATACGCATCAGGTAGAGATACATAATGTGTTTGAAGCATTTTATGAGGACATTGAGAAAGCGGCGGACTTTGTAGGGGATGTCGGTGGATTTGTAGTTGACAATTTCGATGCAATAGCCTCGGGAGTTGAGGCGATAGGTATTGCACTTATCACATACAAAGTGGTTTCAGGAATTTCATCGCTGGCAGCTTCTATAGCTGCTCTTGGCTCAGGACCTATTGGATGGGTAGGGGTTGGCTGTGCAGCGGCGGCTACAGCAATCACAGGAATTGGAATTTATGCAAATAAAACAAAACAGAAATTAGCTGAGGCAAATCTTGAACAACATTTCGGAAGTATTTCTTTATCGCTGGATACTTTAGATGAAATTGCACAGCAGATTGTTGGAAAGAAAAAACTTACGCAGATTTCTGAAATGCTGGAGTCTATAGGAAAGACTGACGATGCAATATCTTCAATGAGCAAAAATGTTACATCTATAAATGAAATACGATGGAAAATTAAAGCTGGATTTAAAATAAGCAAGAACGATGTTGATAAGTATAAAGCATCTGTAGAGAATTATGTTAAGTCGGCTAAAGAAGCTGTTGAGAGTAAGGGATATACAGTGTCAATTGCAACAAAGTTACTACTTGGTGATAATTCAGAAATTGGAAAAGAAAATGACAGATTTTATTCTGGGCTTGATAGCGACCTCATTAGGTTACAAAAACAATTAAAAAAGAAATTAAATGATGCAGTAAAAAATGGTCTTGATGTTGACAAAGAGCCGGCTGTTCAAAAAATTTTAAAGCAAATATCAGATATTACTTCGGCTGTAACTGAGGCAGAGAACGAAGCAAAACTTCAAACGATTGGTTTAAAATATTCTGGCAAAAAATTGAAAGCAGAAGATTTTAAACAGTTGACAAAAGATGTAAAGGACTATGAAAAAAAGGCAATGGAAGGATATGAGAAAGCATATTCAACTTCTTTAGTTAGTCTTAATGAACGAAAAAATTCAGGAGATTTGTCGAAGAAGCAATACAATATTGAATTGAAAAAACTTCAGGCAGGATATTATAAACAACAACAAAATACATTGTCAAAAGGTTCTGACTATGTCATGGGAACTATAAAAGCAACTTATCCTGAACTTGCAAAAAGTATGAAAAAAATGCAGAAAGAAGTTGCAAAAGGTCTTAAGGAATCCTTAAAAAATGGTGTAAGTGCAAAAGATAGCGAAAACATATTGATGAGCATTGTCGATAATGCGAGAAGTAAAGCAAGTTTAAATTCAAGTGATGCTAGTGCTTTGAAACAAATTATGAAAGATTCTGGAATTGAAAGTATGTTTGATGAAATAGATGACTTGCAGAGTCGAATCAATAATTTAGATGGCATTGACTTGACTAAGAATTTTGAAAAAACTTTAACAAATAAGTCATTGTTTAAGGGGGTCAATGAAAAGCTTGATGATTCTGTGGATTCAGTATATGAAGCATTAGGTCAGGATATTCAATCAAGTTCAGAAGCATCTGTAGTTTATCAGGCTGCGTATGAAATGGGCGGGAGAATGCCTGAAAGTATAGCAAAAGGATTTAAAGCTAATGAACCAATAGCTAGACAGGCTGTTAAGGATATGATTAATTCGCTGGGAGGGCTGTATTCTGCTCAGGGTTATACTGCTAATATTACTGGAAGTACGGCAAGTGATTTTATAAATAACAGCAAAAATAAAATCACATACAATACCCCTATCGGTCCAACACAGCAGAAAAAAAGCAGTAGTGGTGGAAATAGCAAAAAAACTACAGTCAAAGGAAAGAAAAATGCCAAAGGTGGAATATATAACAATCCGATAATCTCACTGCTTGCTGAAAAGGATAGTGAAGCTGTCATTCCGTTAAAC